AGAAGAAAAGTTTTTGGACGAGATGTCCAGATTAGGCTACGATAAGGCTGTTATAAGGGAGAAGATATATGAAGGCTAGAGTATGTGAAGCATTCTATAGTGTGCAAGGAGAAGGTAGATTTGTTGGGGTACCTTCGGTATTTTTACGTATGTTTGGTTGTAATTTTAAATGCCAAGGATTCGGTATGCCTAGAGGCGAATTGGCAAATGACTATGATCTAATTGCTAAAGACCACCAGGAAAACCCGGATAAGTATAAAGTATTGAAAGATTTACCTTTGGTGCATAAAGGTTGTGACAGTTATGCGTCTTGGGATCCTAGATTTAAGAAGTTTACTACGGATTACCAACTAGATGATCTAGTTGATGAATTACTTTCTCTAACACCGGACGGCAAATGGACTTGCAATAATGGGCAAGATATTCACCTTGTAATAACAGGGGGCGAACCGTTGCTCGGTTGGCAAAGGATGTATACAGAATTATTTGAGCATCCAAAAATGGGAGATTTAAAAAATGTTACGTTTGAAACAAACACTACACAAGAGCTTAGAGATGATTTCAGAGACTACATCTCAACTAAAGCAAGATTTCATACTACTTGGTCGTGCTCTCCGAAACTTACTGTCAGTGGCGAGTTATGGAGTGATGCTATCAAGCCTGAAGTTGCTAGTTCATATTTTACTGTCCCTGGGACTCACTTGTATCTTAAGTTTGTCGTGGCTGACGAAGTGGATGTGGACGAAGTTACTAAAGCTGTGGACGAGTACAAATCTGCCGGAGTTGAGTGTCCAGTTTACTGTATGGCCGTGGGTGGGTGTTACGAAGAATACCAAGAAAACGCAAAAACAGTCGCCAAACTTGCAATGGGTCGAGGATGGAGATATACCCCAAGACTACACGTCGACATCTTCGGAAATTCATGGGGAACTTAAAGATGTATTACCACAACAAGATATTGATATTGAAAAAATTAGACAATCAGGAATATAATTATGTTAGATAAATTAAAGAACTTATTTAAAAAAGAAACAGATCCTAAACAAAAAACTAGACTCGAATTGTTAATGGCTGAAAAGAAGGCGGCCCAGAAAGCTAGAAAACCCTGGGTAGGAGTTTTAGATACTCACGTTAATCCAAAAGATATTAAGAACGGGTTCTTTGAACTCGATTGGAACAACGAATTTATTGAACAATTATTAGATGCTGGTTATAAAGGCGAAACTAACGAGCAAATAGTTGACGGTTGGTTTAAAGACGTTGCACGAAATATCTTAAAAGAACAAGGACTAGATCCTTCAAGAGGAGCAGGGTACATTAATGTTGGTCCTGTTTCAGATAAAGGAAAGTCTGAAATATCGTGATTCAAATAGAAAAAATGGAAAGTTCAAAACCGTTAAACAGCTATGCACCATCTTGGAACGTACCTTTTGGTGTCACAATCTGGAAAGACGAAGCTGGGGTTGATGCAGTAACATCTTTTCTATTAGAAAAAGAACGTGATATTTTACAACAAAAACCTAGCAATGATGGGGGTACAGGATTAGGTGACTATTCTGTAACAGCAAGATTTGGTTCTTATAATCTTTTTGATTTAGGAAAAGAAGAACCAAAAATTAATGAGCTTAAAAAGTTTATACAAAAATCATATATAGAATTTGTTGAACAAGACGAAACACCAATAGAAGATCTACAAATAGTATGTTGGTATAATATTATGCGTAAAGGTGAAAAAATAGACACTCATAGTCATGGTGCTTCCCCAATAACATATCTTAGTGGCAATATACATTTAGGAAATTATAACACTAAAACATTTTATAAATTTCCTTATGAACCTGATATAGAAATGCACGTTCAAAATAAAAAAGGACAATTAACTTTCTTTCCAGGATATATTCAACATCGTACCGACGAATATACCGAAGATAGTACAAGATTAAGTATTGCATTTGATTTATGGATTCAAGAACACGGTACTCCGACACCGTTAAAAACAGTAACCTTTATGAACAAGGATATAGCAGATGAAATACGTTCTAGTTGATACAGCAAATACGTTCTTTAGAGCTCGTCATGTAGTGCGTGGCGAACTTGATATGAAGGTAGGTATGGCTTTTCATATTACTTTTAATAGCTTAAAGAAAGCATGGAATGACTTTGATGCAGATCATATTGTATTTTGTTTAGAAGGCCGTAGTTGGCGTAAAGATGTTTATGAACCATATAAAAGAAATAGACAAGCGGCACGTGATGCTCTAACAGAAGCACAACAAGAAGAAGAAAAAGTCTTTTGGGAGACATTCGATAACTTTAGAGAGTTTATAACAACTAAGACAAATTGTACTGTATTACAACACGCAGAATTAGAAGCTGATGATTTAATTGCAGGCTGGATCCAGCATCATCCAAATGATGAACACGCAATTATATCAACAGATGGTGATTTTACACAATTAATTTCACCAACAGTTTGTCAATATAACGGTGTGTCAAATATAACTATTACACACGAAGGTTATTTTGACGATAAAGGAAAACGAGTTGTTGACAAAAAGACAGGCAAAGATAAATTAGCACCAAACCCAGACTGGGCACTTTTTCAAAAGTGTGTTCGTGGAGATACAAGTGATAATGTATTTTCTGCATACCCTGGTGTTAGAAGTAAAGGCACAAGAAACAAAGTAGGCTTGGAAGAGGCATTTAATGATATGCAAACAAAAGGTTACAGTTGGAATAATTTAATGTTGCAACGTTGGGTAGATCATGAAGGCAAAGAACATAGGGTATTAGATGATTATAATCGAAATGTAGAACTATGTGACTTAACTGCACAACCTGAATATATTAAAGAAAAAATTAAAACTACGGTTGTTGAAAACGCACAACCTAAAAATATTCCACAAGTAGGTTTGAGATTGATGAAATTCTGTGCATTATATGATATGCAAAGAATCACAGATAATGCTCAGGCTTATGCTGAACCATTACAAGCGAGGTATCCTGTATTATGACAGATGTAAAAGCAAAAGAAATACTAAAAAACAAATTCTGGATAATTGAAGATGTAACTACTTCAAAGAAACTTGGAACATTATCTAAGGATGAAAACAATCATTATATGTATTGTTGTTCAAAACAACGCAAAAGTACTGAATCAAGAACTGAATATTATAACTGTATTCAAGATCTTAAAAAAGGTATAGGTGGTGAAATACTATGGACTGCTAGTATAAGTGATGCAAATAAAACTGTAGACAAAGTGATTTATAATCTAGCAACTAGTTCTGTACCGTATAATGCTGTTTATGACCTTAAAAGGAAATTTGCATTATTTACAAAAAGTAAAAAATCTAAAAGTCTATATTGTGCTGGTTATTTTATAATTCATTTTGACAAGGGATGGGTTAAAAGTTTTTGTCCAAAATTAGTTACTTTAGAAAAATATGAACACAAAGGACCATTTAAAGATGAATTAGAAATGCGTCAGGAGTTAAGCCGTGCAAACCGTTAAACCATTAAACACTATTCCTTTAGAACAATTTATTGATAAAGTTAAAATTGCCGAAAATGCAAAGAAAAAAGAAGTGGCAATAGAAATCAAAGATGCAAAAAATCTTGCTTTTACCTTAGGTAGTGTAATGTCTAGATTACACGGTGATCTTGAAAAGTTGGTAGATCAATCTAACAAAGTAGAAGAAGTTGTTAATATTTCCATGGACGGTGGTTCGAAGTGGAAATAACCATCTAAATACCCCTCTATAACTACACTCTACTCTTAGAGTAAACTGCGTACATAACTGCTATATTGAGATAAATAGTAGTATGTTTAACAGGAACAAACTATGAGTAGACCAAAACCAGAAATTATATTAGAGAACGTTAATAAAAAATCGTACCGTTCGGAACAGGTTCTGAAGGCTGAAGCCATATGGGCTGTCTTCTATCAAAATAAACCTTTTAATTTAAAATCATCAAACGTACTAACAAACTATCCAGGACCAAAATATAAAAAGGTTAGCTTTAGTAATCCTGGTCATGCACACAACCTCGCAAAGAAACTTAACGACCTTTTTAATTGTACAGACTTTACAGTTGTAAAATTAACAGCAGGTGAGACAGTTACGGAAAAATGAATTTAAAAGAAACCTATACCAAGGTATTCTTAAAACAAGCCGGCATATCAATTAACGAAAGTACACTCAAAGAGTATATGCCCAAGTGGTGGCAGAATACTAGAGCAAAGAAAACCGGAGGTTTACGATTAACCGAAGATGGTTTTGCCTTTACTACTGAAACATTAGAACTAGCAAATTACGAAGTTCCATTTCCAGACAACTTTAAAGTAACTACCCAAATTGTAATTTTTTTGGATAAGTTTATAGACTGTCCATATTATCTTACTAATAGAAGTGTTTCTGTTTTAAATGAAAAAAAAGCACTCGAATTACACCTCTTTTCAGGAGATGTCCGAAAATATGGACTTAATAAAGCTCTAAAACGGACAAATGATTCTATAAACCCTTGATTTTACTAGGTTATTTTTTGCAGAAAAACCGCATATTTCACTTGACCTTTTTGGTTACTGGTGCTATAATAGTATACATAATAAGGCACTGAACATAACAAAGGCAAAGGAGTACAAATACAATGGAAAATCTAGCAGTAAGACAAGTTAGTCCAAATAGTGCAAAGGCAAGTATTGTCCGAGCATTTAAAAAGAAACGTCCAATCTTTATCTGGGGTCCCCCAGGCATTGGAAAATCAGACATAGTTCGTCAAATTGGCGACAGCATGGAAGCTCACGTTATTGATATACGTTTGAGCTTATGGGAACCTACCGATATTAAAGGTATTCCTTATTTCGATTCAAAGCAAGGTACGATGGTTTGGGCACCCCCAAGCGAACTACCAGATGCCAAAATGGCGAAGAAGCACAAGTATATTATTGTGTTTTTGGATGAAATGAATTCGGCCGCACCGGCAGTACAAGCCGCGGCATACCAATTAATACTTAACCGTAGAGTTGGTACTTATACACTTCCAGACAACGTTTTGATTGTTGCCGCAGGTAACAGAGAAGCTGATAAAGGCGTTAC